TTACATTAGCGATTGAAAAGAGTTGTATTTGTCTACCTCTGTTTTTATCCATTCCCACAGCTCCGGAGAGACCATTAGCCTATCCGGGCTTATGCCACATGAGGCGTATTTAATTACATCTATCACCGTTTGCAATAGCTGTTCGGGGTCTTGCAACTCCATAGAGAGCCGATATATTATAAACATCGGTATCTTTATATTAATGCTTAAAATATTACGTTTCATATCGCCTTAAAATCCAATCGGCCTAAATTGTCATTTATAGACTTAATGATACTTTCCTGTATCAAGGTTCCGCATTGGGTTGTTAGTTGTATAAAGTGATCTGTATCATTATCTGATACAATTCCGTACTTGTTCTTCCAGTTGCAAAAAGAGTTCTCTATATCCCGCAATCCTGCCAACATGATTAATAACTCCCTTGTCTGTCCACTGATGACTGCGTTACGCATGGTATCGACGCTACGATGTTCGATTACTTCTACTGTCTGCTCATCTTGTTTTAATTCGGTTGTTTCCATATAAAAAAAGTTTATTGTTTAACGATGTTCGGAATAGCGGGAATCCTCCCGGACACGTCCGCTACCGGTGGGATAGCTTACTTTCACAAGCGGCTGCCCCGTCTATAATTTAACAAACATATAAAAGCACCCTATTAGGGTAGGGTAACCCCGGAGCGGATAAACCGCCCCTTTGGATTTATAATAACTTTATGGTTATAGCTGATATTATGCCGAGAGTTTGGTATTGAACAATTCAATGACAAACTTTCTGCCTGATTCGGTCCAATACATGTGTTCTCTTGATTTCTGTACTCCGTTATCCATATAAGGATAGGGGACATGTTTGGTAAATCCTTTACTGCGGTATTTGGCTGTGAGGAAGTAAACAGAAGATTGTCTGTATTGAACTCCCCATTCACATAGTAGTTTGTTCAGCTTTATAGCCGATACACCTAAGAATGCCGCTATCATGTTTGTCGTCACAAGTCCTTCACTCGACATGATTTCATCGTAACATTTACCTTTGGGGGCGAGGACCTTTATAGTATCGTCCTTTATGGATATTTCCTCGTCTTTTCTCTCGATGATAATTTGTTTCTGGGCATTTTCAACTTCGAGCTGTTTTAATCGTTCTTCTCTTTTGGCAAGAGTGGCTTGTGCAATGGTTAGCGCACGTGCCATGATTTCTTCTGGTGTGTCTTCTTGCTTGGTGGAGATGTAGCCGCCTGTCTTTCGGATTGAAGGAAGGACTTCACTTGTTATCCATTTGCGAAATAATTTTGCTTCTTGCTTCCTACTATCAAGAATAACATCATACATTCCGTCTTCATTAACGAATAACATTTGTTGTATGCCTCCTGTTGTTTCAAGGGGGTAAGTTGAAATTACCTCCTTACTAAGTCTCTGATTTACGCCTTTTGATGATAATCCAAGACATCTGCATAAATCACCTAAGCAAAATTTAGGATCATCGCTTGTACCGGCAGTACGGATTTCACCGAATTTAGGTGAATTAAAAATTTGAATGTTAGATTGCATATCTGTAAGCATTTAAAGATATGTTATAGGCAAACATAAAAAGCGGCTGCCATATACGCTGCTTACAGATAATGGGTTCCACTCCACAGAGCGAAATATCTACGTATAGGCAACCGCCAATATATAAAAGTATAGGCATAAAAAAAGCCCAACTTCTATTGAGCAAATTAACCGCTTGCCCTGCGAAATGGTTTACCATTATCATGTAAGCATTACAAATGTATTGAATTTTACGAGGTAATGCTAATTATTGGGCACAAAATTAGAGCATGGAATCTTGAAAGTATATGAATTTCATACATAATTCAATATTATTAACCTTTGAGGGCTATTATACGATTTCCTAAGACAGTATTTCCTAAGGCGAAATTCCGTTTAATGCAAAATTACAATATTCACAAATAATGAAGTGCCCCCAAAAGTTGTAACAGAAAAGGTGAAAAGAAAGCGATGAAAAATTAATCTCACCGCTTTTTATATGCCTCAAAATAGACGTGTGTAAACAAATGCCAAATTAGAGTTGTATAAACATCAATTCTTTAAATCAAAGGAACTATCCGTATTTTATCGAGCAAGCCACAAACAAGGCCATAGCGCCGAATATGGCACTTGCTACTGCGATGATGGTAGTTATAATCCATTTCCAGTCTATGGGATTGCGCAAGTTAGGATTGGTGGCAAGATAAATTTTTCCGTATTTCGTTATGCGGACATCTTCAAGTTCATGCCCCTCGTTCCATAGACCTTTGACAAGACCCAATCTTTCCAGTGAGCCTACGCACGAAATGAATATATGGTGCGGATAAGTGTTTGGGCAGACAATCCCGCTGCTGATTAAACGCAACACTTGCTTCTCCTGTTTTGATAGCTTGATTTGCTTCATGACCGTTTCTCTACAATGACAGCAAAAACTTATACGCTTTAAGATACTTGTTCAATCTCGGTAAGTCTTCCTCTATTATTTGAGGTAAACGGGTTACGTCCAAATTGTCCTCCAAGTCGTGCAGCTTTACTTGTCTTCCAATAGGATTCAATCTACACCGTTTTATGAAATCGTCATAGATCTCATCATCGTTACGAGTGACAGAAAGTATAGCATCCACAATATTATGAGGAAAGCCTTCCATTAGTAAATATTCAGCAGTAACTTCGGTATCTTCTATCGTGTCATGCAATAAAGCTACTATGCGCTCCTCATCTGTTTTGCATCGGTTTGCCACACGGATAGGGTGGAAGATGTAGGCTGCTCCAGCTTTATCGGTTTGTCCGCTATGGGCTTTGACGGCGATTTGAAGGGCTTTTTCTAATAGTGAATTTTTAGTACATGTCATATTCTGATTTGGGTATTTCTATACCTCCTAATATTATCTCGCAAACGGTTTCATTTGACTGTGATATTTCCTTTTCATTGCGTCTTCCTTTGTGCTTAATGAAAGCATTTGTCTTTCCATTTTCAAGAACAAGACGTATTGCAGATTCTTCAAAATCGTCTAAAATATAGACTTCTTCACCCGCTTGTAATTTTTTTTGTAGGATATTTGGGTTCATATTTATATGTAAAGATAATTATTTTTATCGGAAATGACTATAATATTCAATAGATTTTTCTACTATTTTTAGTGCTTCATTACTTGATTTATCGAGTATGCGCCATTGCTCATAATATTTATGTCCGAGACCACCTTCCATTCCTGTCTCATTATGTATTTCTTCCCAACGTTTTTTTCCAAGAATACGTTTCGCATCTTCCGGCCTTTCTTTTGCAAAAATCATACGTTCCGTATTAACCTGTATTTCCGCAGTAAGACCATTTGTGGTTCTTATGTTTACGATGTTTCCACTATATCCCATGAATGATTCTGGTTTTTGCCTTTTAAGGCGTAAAAAGCCTTCCGTTTTGTACAGTTCTTCTAACACATCTTCTATTCGGGACTTCGGAACGATTATGGTTGTTCTTACAGCATCTTTAATATCGTATGGAGTTATACCTTCTGTGATGACTTTTCTTGTGATAGAAGTTGTACTCTTGAAATTAATAGGCGTAACATAACCACCATTTTTTATTGCGATCCGTTCTGCTATGGACTGTACTTCATCTCCCACTGATGATGCTCGTTTTACAATTTCCGAAATGGAACTTTCAACTGTTATTTTCTGATAAACGGATTTATTATCACGCAAAAAGTATGGTAAAGTATTACGTTTTTTTGCTGTGCTGATGCGCTCTTGATTATCTAATACCCACTTTTTGAAAGCGTCCGGTACGTCTTTAACTTCGTTCACGCTTGCTGTCGTGGCTTCACTCCGACCGTCCCATTCCCAAAATTCTTCTTCGGTTTTTAGAATGGGGATTTTGTAACATCGACAATTGCTACCCCAAAAGCATTTCCTGCCCCGACGTATGTACATGATGTGGTTCTTCGCTAGCGTGAGGTCATAAACGTAGCCGTCGTATGCAACGGTTTCCTTGTTGAAAGTGATGTGTATGTCATACTTCACATCAACACCGGTACGCCCACGGAAAAGCGCACCTTTCGATTGGTCAAACACCGCCGCAGCTTGGCGCTCTATCCGCCCGTCCCCTTTGTTAAGGTAGACCATTTGATGCTCGGGCGTAACAAGGCAGTCGAGCGAGCGATTGTAGAAATGTATCATTTCTCCATAATATGAGAAACATTGTCTATCGATAAATTCAACCCATTCTATATTACGTGTATTTGGATTTAACGATAATATCAAATCATCATCTAAAACGTCTTTGAATAACTTCCAACCTCTATTCGTCAGAACTTCGCTATCATCTGAATAACAAAGGGGATGCCAACCGGTCCATTGGAAGTCTTTCGGGTACTTCCCAGCTAGTATATCGCAAATGTCTTGGAAAGGCTTTCCGTTGCAAGTATGGTTGTTGCTCAACTTGATTTCATATCCCACCACGAAGTCCATCTGCTGCCAGCGTAGGTTTTCAGCTTGACGGTATGCCATATTGATTTCGGAAGCAGCCAAACGGATAGAACGATACTCGCAATCCATTGCCCGTGATGCTTTTCCGAACCTTTCCTTGTAATCTTTTTGTAGTTGCGGGAAATCGAGCAGATATTTGGAGATTTGCTTACTTAATGTAATTGCACTCGTACCTTTCTGAATGGCACATGATATGGCTTCTTCAAGTTCCTGTTTATACAGAGTCGATTGATTCCACAACTTATCTGATATAGTAAATCCTTTATCCTTACGTTGCTGAAACGCTTTCAATGCATCATTATTGGGCTGGTATAGGATTTCGTATTTCTCCTTTCCTATGGTTGCGCCATAAGTTTGCAATACTTTGTTGGCAAGAAGATCTTGAACTTCGTTGCTGTTTTTCCATTCTTCAGAAGTGCCACTATATATTACAGCTCCGATGTCCTCAACGAACCTTTCTTGTAAGTCTCTTATCCGTTTTCTTGTTTGGGGATAATTCGACCACATAAACGGTTTATCACTATCAATGGCAAAATCGGTAATTCCGACTATTTTAGCCGCCTCTAAATTCAAATCCTCGTATATGGATTCCACAAGCATGACGTATTTGGCGAGCCGTTTATTCAGCTCGCCGTACTTGCGTTTCTGATTTGGAGTTTTTGGCTTTGCCATTGCGTATTATTTATTTTCAACCCTGTCAGGTGCTGGCATTTCCAATAAACGAATAGCTTTAATTGTTTCTTTACCCTCTAGTATTGCTTTACATAAGCGGTGGTATCCATCGGCGATTTGTCCTACATCATCAAGAATAATAGGATATTCAAGAGAACATTGATTCACCCGTTTGCACTGAAATATAAAACTATGAAGTTGATTACACTCAAACGGCTCTGCTGTCAAGTCAATATTCCATAAGGGCATATCAAGTATAGGGTATTCTTTTACTTTTGCAAAGTCATAGAGTGTTTGGGCTGTCCAAATTTTATCTCCACGGTGGTATTCACTTTCAGCGAAAGTCATATTATCAACTGGAACTTTCATTTTACTGTTCTTTCTTGATGTACACTTTGATTTCACCTCTCACATGGATCTCGTCCCCAACCTTGCAGACTGTATATTCAATCAAATCTTTTTGATTGATGGAGTTGATGATTGACTTGCGTATCTCATTCTTGGTTTCACAGACAAGCATTTCAACAGCCTTACGGTTGGACCACCCTTCGTCAACTTTATTCTTCTTTCGGTAATCCTTGATTTCTTTTTTAGTCAGGACAAGGCAGACGCCAAGCTTCCTTGCTTCGTAGTTATCAACACTTTCAATATTGCTCAATCTTTCTTGTGGATTGATTTTATAAGATAACTTAATGAGCCACATTGATATTCTTTTTCTCATAATGTTTCAGTATTTAAATTGCTGACTCTCCGAATATATTGTCGACCCTGCTTTGTGAAGTGATAGTCTCCTCTTGCCGTATCTGTTCCAATGTAGCCTGCGCGTCATTGCTATAACCTGCCTGTTGGATAGATTCAAGCTGAGACATGACTGGTTTTCCGCCATTAAGTTTCAATAAGCGATCTGCTGTGGCATCTTCATCTTGTTGTATGAAGGGGGTAATGATATGTTCAATCTCTATATTATCAATTTCGCTTGACCATGATGTATTCATGTGCTTTAAAAATTCTTTGATGACACTTGCCTCACGTTCGAAAAGCTCAATCCATGAGCCGCTTTCGTCTCCAACCTTTAAGTGTGCGTCGGTCAAAAGCATTTGTCTGGCATCGTAACCTATGTTCCCCAAAGACTTCATGTTGTCAAAAGAAACGTCCGGCATCTGCGATTGCATCCAATAGAGTTTAAGCAGGGTTTCCACATGATACTTCAATGCTTCGATAGATTGTGACCATGATACATACGATACGTCTCCATTATATTCCACACGGTAAACTCTACGGCTTTCTCCTTTATCTTCTCCACCTTTTATACCTCCGGCTATTTTCAAAATTGGTGCTGAATTATAGGCAATCACGTCGGAGTTGCGAGAAAGTGTATATTCCAATTCTTTGCGAATACGAGTTAATCCGTGGTATATAGGTACAGGTCTAAATGCGTATGCACCGGGTATTTTCATTAATCGTATTTGTTCAACAGTACCGACAGGTTCCCAACCTTTACCATTTTGTTTCCATTTATAATGTTTGTCCGATGTGTATGTCTCAAAATAAGTAATTACTTCGTCCTTTACCTTTTTGGTGTATTCAAAGGACATTGCAAGCATATCGTCAAGCTCGTCGATCAATGGATATAGTTTTACTCCCTCCATTGGCGAGTATGTCTTGCATTTTAGCTTATACTTACTATTAAAACCATATAATGTATTGGTCTTTTCTACTACGTACCAAATTGTGAAAATTTCGCATGAGGCGAAATACGCATTTGCACGTTTAATATTTTCTGTATCGATTCGGGCATACTTGTAAATTGCCTCTATAGCCTTTGCTATCTGTTGGCGGACTTCAAATCCTTCTGTGTTGTGGTAGATACGTTTTACAGGAATGGCAAACATGAACTCAGTCATACGCTTTGTAAGCAGCTTTTCAAGGCCAATGTAAATGCGTGATGCTTCTTCTTTTGTCCCGTCTTTGCGTATTTTATCTTTTCGTGTTATAGTATCTTTGGCTATTTCATGGAATGATGGTTCATACGCTTTAATAAGAAATTCCCATGAAGGAACACAAACGGATTTTCTTTTTAAGTCATTGATAATATTATCAACGGGTCGGGCACTGTTTAATATAGCGGTTATTTCGTCCATAGGCTTGTTTCGTATTACTTCATACGATTTTTTTTCAAAAATAGTAAAAGTGAATGAATTTCATATACTTTTAAACTATATTTCACACAGTATGTAGTCTACTGTATTTAGTCGCCGTATCTTATCTAAAATAGGAGATATGATACAATCATATGGTGAAGCAGGTTCAATATGACCCTCGCTGTATCTTATCTAAGTAATGGGTCCTGATAAAAATCAAATGTTTTCATTGCTCTTATGTGTTATATAGGGCTTTCGCCCTGTCGGTTAAACTTAGAATTTTTCAATCTTTAGATTACTATTTATAATAAATATGCGACCACATTCACATATCACGTGTGTATCGGTAATGCGTGTTATTTTTCGCACTACATCATCGTGCGTTACATAATTCCCATTTTGTAAATCACCCGAAATTCTGTATCTCAAACCTACCATTATTTCTTTTACTTTCATCGTTTTTGTCTTTTAATTGTTAGTAATGTTGTTTGTTTTAGTATTGTAAAGATACTCATTATCAGTAAGTTAACCAAATATTTACAACTTTATTTTACTCATAATCAAGAGTTTAACTTTTGGTAACTTTGCAGTTCCCATTTATATCCTGCTTCGTCCCATTATAAAATCTCATCATGTTTATTCTTGTATTAATTTTTTGCTTAATATTTTTCTTTTTGAGTTGTTCACCCCACTGATAGGCTTCCTCAATGACACTCTTGCAATGTTTCTTCTCCCAATTCTCGCAGAAAGGATATGACTTGTATATACTCTCAATCATGTTTCAAATAATTTTTTATAACTCATATTTTACTCCTAATTTTCATCAAATATGCTTTCGATTTTTTCGTTCACCCTGTCACATGTATCTCCAAAGGAAATGGCAAAAGATTCGTCGCCTACACGGTCTATGATGGATCGCAGGTCACGGGCGATGTGGTTGAACGCTCTCAGTTCTTCCAGCATAGGAAGGGTAACAGTGCCGTCGTATTTTTTCAGTAGTGAAAGTAAATCGACGGCGGAGGATTCTGCAATGTCCGCCAACACTGGGATTTTTCTCAGGAGGCGATTACATTTATCTTTGTCCTCTTTGCTCATGGTGTCGGTGATTGTTTTTGCCGTGACTTGCTCTCGGGTTTGCAGTAGTCGGTCGTATTGCCTTCGTAAGTTGTCAAACAGGGCGAAGTCGCCCCTTCTCAGAGCCTTCTCCATCTTCCGGCTGTACTCCTCTTTCAATATTTCAATGTCCATGATTATTCCAAAGTTTAACTAATTGTTTTTCTGTATATGGTTCTTTTACACCCATATTTGCATTCACATACCATATTCCTATGGAATCAACAAGTATGAACTCATTTATCTTTATCTGGTATATCTCACTATCGGGGTGTGCTTCTTTTACAGCAATTAAGGTATCTCCATTTGTATAGCAGCTTGTTAGTATAAGCGATACCAATAAAAGCAATAAAAATTTCTTCATTGTTACTCCTCCCACTCGATTTTAACGGTTGTGATGTAATCTTCTTCTGTTTCTTCCTCTTCAAGAGCTTCTTTTTCTGTTGAATAAATACAACAAACTGTATCCTCGAAATCTTTATAGATATTAACCCACCCCTCTTTCTTCCGGGTGAGCATCATGAGGTCGTATTTATTGTGATTGATTATATTCTCATTACAAATTCCGTCTAAGGTATAATCAATAACCTCCTCACATTCTGCATTTTTTGAATCAACTACAAGAGCAATAATGGGGCAATCTTCACCATGTCTATCAAAGGAAATAATCCTTACCTTTCTACCATCACGAGTACATACTGGCTTGCCAGCTTTGGCTGCTTCAAGGTCAAAGGGTTTAAGATTCAATTTCTTTTCTTCCATATTTTCTTTATTTTGTTTGGCTCGAATATCTACGATTCCATTTACCTCATCGCATGATATATCTTCGTCAAGAATTTCATTTGTTATTACCAACGGAACATGCAATTTATATTTTTGCCTTGTTAATCCATACGCAACATAAGGGTCTCCGACCTTTTCAAGTTTCTTGAAAATGACATTCTTCTTATCACTTCTACATGTACAATGCGGATTATCAGCAATGCAAATATTCTTATCATAAAAGGCACATCTATAACATCCTGTTCCTTCCATGCATTGATACCACTCACCGTTGTACTCAAATATTTCTCCTACTTTTCTTTCCATATCTTACTGTATTTTAATCGTTCAAATTCAATTATCTCCTTATCCCATAGTTTGGCCACGAAATGTTCTAACTGGCAGCCTTTGGATTTTTCCCAACCGGGGCAAAGGCATATCGCATCGCATTCCATAAGTGCCTTTATATCGTTTCCCAGAAGTTCATGATAGGGTTTGTCCAAATCGGGGTTCACGTCGAAGTCTATCGGTGTGACGACACGGTAGCCTTTCATTTCGAGGACTCCCGAAACGTATAGTATTTCACTTTCCACTTCATCGAAGTCCCTGCCGGTAATGGGTAGGGAGATGTAGATTTTCTTTTTATTCATTTTCAATGATTGCTTTATAATATTATCTGTTATCTCCATTTCCGCCAATCACACCCCTTTGTTTCCGGGAAGCTAATTTGGTATAGTTCATTTCTCCGATTTTTTCAAGCGTATATCCTAAGTCATGTGAGAGGGTAGCGATATACCAAAGCACATCGCCGAGTTCCTTTGCCAATTCGCATTTTATGCTTTCTGAGAAATCTCCGTTGTGGTCTCGTAGTACCTTTTTTACTTTATCCGATACTTCGCCGGCTTCTCCAGTCAGTCCGAGTGTCGGGTAAATTATGTTATATTCTCTCCGGTATTG